ACCCCAAAACAGGCGGAAGCCTTTATTATACTGATCTTGAATTTGAAGATAAGAGCGGAATTAGAAATCGTTGCTACGAAACTCGCATCAGAGTTGTAATTGATGGCAAGGAATACATCATGCAGTCACCGGTCATGAACGGAAGCAATCCTGTAAAGGACAACAGCATGAATCAACAGCGTGTCTGGAATAGCATGACGCGTTCGTTTGTGAAGTGTGTGGCAATTCACACTGGACTTGGTTTTGATTTATGGCTCAAAGAGGAACAGAAGCCATTTGACAATGTTATTCCCGGGGACGAGCCTTTAGCAAGCAAAGCGCAGATACAGACCCTTAAGAATTTAGGTAAAAAGCATAAGGTAGATATGGAGTATTGGCTTGCATCTAATAATCGTGCATGGGATAGTCTTACAGGAAATGAAGCAGGAACCATGCTGAATGCTTTGAAGGCAAAGTACGGAGATGATTAAATGTGGAGAGCAAAGGAACTTTAATAGATGTGTCAAGGGATTGGAAGACTGGGCGGCTGCGGCTGACATTCGAATTTGAGTCAGATGTGGCGGCATCCATCGACGAAATCAAGGACAAAGTATTGCGGATCACGGTTAAACAATGGCGCGACAAACGGAGCTTGGATGCGAATGCGTATTACTGGGTGCTTCTATCGAAATTAGCGGAAGACCGTAAAATCTCAAAACCTCGGGCCCATAATACAATGTTACGGGATTACGGCCAAGTGGAAATAGTAGGAGGCTCCCGTTACTATGTGAGGATTCCCGATACAGACGAAGCTGAAAATGATGTAATGGAGCGAGAAATGTTTCATCTGAAGCCAACGTCGCAGGTGATCGAAGGAACAGACGGAATAAATTATCGAACCTACGTTATGCTAAAAGGTTCCAGCCGGTATGATAGTGCTGAAATGGCGCATCTCTTGGACGGCCTGATAAGCGAATGCAAGCAGCTTGGTATTGAGACGGCAACGCCGGAAGAACTGGAGCGTATGAAACAGCTGTATGAGCAGAATAGGAGAAAAGATGAAAAGACTACATAGTGTTTTGACGGCTGATCTGGGGCACTGCATCATCACTGGAAGTAGCAACGTAGCAATCCATCATGTATTTAATGGAGCCAACCGGAGCAGATCGGAGGCATATGGCTTTATTGTTCCGCTCCGGCCCGATTGGCACAATATGATGCCGTACAGTGTGCACATGGACCAGAGATTCGATGAAAGTCTGAAGCGGAAGGCTCAGACCTATTACGAGGAGCATATTGGCACCAGAGAGCAGTTTATTGCCGAGTTTGGCAAGAGTTATTTATAACGGTACAACAGCCGCAGGGCTTGTACATAGCAACCCGTAGACAGCATCCTGGCACGCCTTACCGTGTTATATATTACCAACCTTTACAGGATGCCATTGGTTTACCGGGAGGGAGACCGACCCTCCCGCTCCGGAAGGAGGAAGCAAGTTGGCGAAGAAGAAAGTGACGCCGCAGATGGAGCTGTTTACCAGTGCATTATACAATGCATTGGGAGTAGGACATAAAAATGCGCAGACGCGCAAGGATCTGTGTAAGCGCCTTAGATGTGATGATCGGATGCTTCGGGATGGAATAGAAGTTTTGCGGGCTGATTATGCAGTTTTGAATCGCGATGATGGAAAAGGTTATTATCTTCCAGAAGAAACGGATTCAGGGCGCGCAGACACAAAACGGTGGCATGAGCGGCAGGAACGTCGAGTACAAGCGATTCGCGCATCGCAGGCGGGAGCGCTTAAATTTATCGGAATGGGCCGAAGAGAGCCTAAAAGCGTATATGGACAGCTCAGCATGTTCAGAGATGGAGGATAAGCAGGATGGGGAAGATGCAGAGAGAAAAAGGAAAACGCGGAGAGCGTGAGCTTGCTGGCATCCTGCGGGACTATGGATATAATTGCCGCCGGGGTCAGCAGTATTGCGGGACTTCTGGCGATGCAGATGTGATCGGGCTTCCAGATGTACATATCGAAGTAAAACGAGTGGAAGACCTGAGACTCCGGAAAGCGCTGCAACAGTCCTCCAGGGACGCCAGGGCGGGCGAGATTCCGGTGGTAATGCACCGGCGCAACTATGAGCCGTGGCGGGTGTCCATGTACCTGCAGAACTTCCAGCGGATGTATTCGGATGATATTTTCGATGAGCTGAAAGCGCAGATTCGCGGTGGAATCATTACTCTGCTGTTGGATACATGGATCTGCTATTACCGGGACTGGCAGGCGGGAAAGGAGATGGGCTTGGATGAGTGATAAGAAGTCTTTTGTCATGTATGAGAGCTGGGGCGCTGCCATCGAAAAGATGAGCAACGAGCAGGCGGGCGAACTCATTAAAGCGATCTACGCCTATCAGAAAGACCCGGATGCTGTTCCGCAGGATCCGGCACTGGCATTTGTGTTCGAGCTTATTAAACAGCAGCTGGATGCAGACAGCCAGCGTTACAAGGAAGCGTGTGCTGCCAGATCGGAAGCAGGAAAGAAAGGCGGAAGACCGAAAACAAATGCTTCTGATAAAAAGCAAATGGTTTCGGAGGAAAGCAAAAAAAGCAAATGCTTTTCTGAAAAAGCAAAAAAAGCTGATAATGATAATGAGTATGATAATGATTTAAAAGAAAACACCATAGATGGTGTTAAAGAAAAGCGCTTCGCGCCTCCCACCCTGAAGAATGTGAGTGAATATTGCCGGGAAATGGGTTACACGAACGTGGATGCAGCACGCTTTATTGACTTTTACACCAGTAACGGCTGGATGGTCGGTAAGAATCGCATGAAGGACTGGAAAGCAGCGGTTAGAAATTGGGACAGGAGAGAAAAAAATCCGCAGAGGCAGGATGGGGCCGCCGAAGTCGCCAAGAAGAACCGCTTTCACAACCTGGAAGAACATGGTTACGACTACGATGCGATGGTGTGGGGCATGGTGGGCGCAGCGGCGCAGGGCGAGGCTGGAAGTGCTGTGGAACCCGGTACGGGATGAAGGGAGTTAGAGGACGATGAAAAGCATGGATGAACGCCGGGCAGCCATCAAGAAGCAGCTTCGGGGCGGCAAGAGAAATACCCTTCGGGAGCTTTCGGAAGTGATTGGCGAGGAACGGGAGAGAACCAGAGCTGCGGTAAAGAAAATGTGTGCTCTGGGCGAACTGATTCAGGAGGGCGATGGTGTGCGCGGTCAGAAAGCGGTTTACCTGCTGACGCGTGTAGGCAAGGAGGAAAACGACGAGGAACTGGACAAGCCAGATGATCGCCGGATGGTAGACGGCATCTGGGCGGATGAGCTGGAGAGAACCAGAAACCGGGTGCAGGTCGGGGAGAAGCTCAAAGTGATGTTGCTTGCCGACACCCGTACCAAAGGCGAGGTGCGGACCGTGCGCCGGACGGTTCGGGTAATCAGCAAGCATAGGTATCTAGTTCGGGCATCCGACGGAAGCAGCAGTACATACGCGGAATTGGCGATGTATTACCGCGGGAAGATTCTGGATCGGCGGTAGAAATGTCGGTGTAGGCGGAAAGGAGAAGGAGAACTGCATGAGAACGCGTTATAAGACTTATGCGGATTATGGAATGTTGAAAAGCGATGAAGAGAAAACGCGGGAGCGCTGCCTGAAAGCATCTGCGGAGGAAAGGCTTATTATTCTCCAGTGTGCGATCTCTGCGGCTCCAGGGCTGGAAATGGCAATATATGATTCGATTACTAGCGGCTTCGGATATCGGACACTCCTGCGGATGGGGCGGCAGATACCGGCGGGCGAGGACGATTTCTACGCGTATCGCCGCAAAACGTTGGCAGAGATAAGCAGATATATGAGGCTGCTGGGGAGGTGGAAGGAATGAAGAAAGATGCGGAGGACAGCATCCCCAAAGCGGCAGTGCTGGAGCTGATAAAAGAGCTGGGCGGCTGTGATGCGGGCGATGAGTTTGCCAGGGGATGGGATGCCGCCTGTGATGCGTTTTACAAGACTATCATGGAGAGGTTTTGAGATGAATAGAGCAGAAACGACAAAATTAATTCATTATGCGTGGATATGAATTTGGGTGGAGATATCAAACAGAAACTATTGACGGGGAAGCTACCGAAGAAGAGGTAGAAGAAAGGACATGGAGATGAATGATAATTGCAATAGAGCGTGCTGGAACTGCTGGTATGACGAGTTTTGTGACTGGCATCCGGCGGGCGATGAGGGGGCGTGCGAGAATTGGAAGCCGGAGAAAGGCCAAACATCGGAAAAACGGATTGTAAGAAAAATGTAAGAAATAGGGGGCGGGTACTCCCTGTTTTTTTAATCGTCTATCTTTGCAGACATTATAATCAAATAAAAAATTCTGCGGGAAACGGCAATAAGGGTAAGAAAATGTTGATTGAAAACAAAAAATCGATTTATGGGCATTTTAGAGTGTTTAGAATGGGGCGGGGCTGATAGAGGCGGATTTTACAAAAGAAATTGAGTGTGCTATAAAATAAAAAGCCACCTATTTGGTGGTAGGCGGCTTAATGATTTCGGAGAATTTAAACCTAAAGTAGGATTGAACAGCAGTTGAAAGTTCTTTGATTTGATTAATTTTTATTGGAATGCTATTGCTTTCCGAATCCAATGTAAAAGTTTCGGTTTCATTATGATATGTTATTTTGAATCCCTCATGTTCCAATAAAGGCGTAATAAATTCATATTGACTGCGTGGTAAATCTTTACTCTCGCAACCCATGAGATAGGATATGGATACATTATATGCTTGGGCTATAAGTGACAGCTTACTAAGTGGCAGATTAGCGCCAATACCTTTTTCATAGCGTTGAAGGGATGAACTGCTAATGCCAGTTAATGCTTGAAGCTCTTTAAAACTGTAGTTATGTTCTTTTCGTAGATTCCGTAACCTTTCAACGAAAGGATCGTCATAATTTAAATCTCTTCGGGAAGCCATATATTCACCTACTTTCTATATGTAGATTGTAGTATATGCGAACCATTTTTGCAATAGAAAATATAAAAATATCCCATATATGGGTTGACGGCAAAAGTAAGTAGTGATATGATACATACATCCCATATGTGGGATAAAAAATAAAAAAATGAATCAGATATGGGATTCAAGAAGGGAGAAAGTATGAAAACTATTAATTTTCAAGTAAATGAAGAACTTCACAAACAAATGCGTTTGGAAGCAATTCGAGAAGATAAATCTGTAAAACAGTACATTACAGATCTTATTCGAAAAGATATAGGAAATAAAAAAGAGCAGTCACGCTGAGTTTGGCGACCTACGTGATTGCTCAAAATCTGAGACCTGTAAACCCAGGAATCACTTTGTATTGTAAGGGATTCCACCAGAAATTGCAAGGAGGAAATTGCAATGCAGAATTTAATGATTTTTGAAGGACACGATGTAGAGGTATTTGAACTGAATGGACAGGTATTATTTAACCCGTATCACGTTGGGACGTGCTTAGAAATCTCGCCAGAAGGTGTAAGAAAAGCGGTTACCAGAATGAATGAGAAGCAAGTTGTTAAATTGACAAATTCTAAAGTGACAAAAAGTAACTTTAGAAAATTACATAACACAGGAGAAAATTTTCTTACCGAAAGCGGCGTATATAAACTAGTGTTTAAGAGTCATAAGCCAAATGCGGAAGCCTTCACAGATTGGATCGCGGATGAAGTTCTTCCTACTCTCCGTAAGACTGGTTCCTATGAGATATCAAAGAAAGACAAGCAGAAAAAAGAGAAACTTCCTTCCGTGAACATGATGGTGAAGAACATCAAGGAGGCCCTGCATGACGCCGGAGTGGATTCTAAGTACATAGCAGCCGAGGTGGTGCGGATTTATTCTGATTCTGGATATCCGGTCAATGCTCCGGTAATTTCTGGTGTACCGAATCTGTGGGACTGCACATCCATTGCCAAAGAACTTGGAATTTTGTCTGAATCTGGTCGACCGCATGATAAAGCGGTGAGTGCTATCATTCAGAAGTTGGATATTTTCTCGGATGAAATCATTCGGACAGCTTATAGTCGGAATGGACATGATGGCGTTACGGTTCAATACAAAAGCAGTGTTCTGGAGAAAGTCAGAGAATGGCTGACTGAGAATGGCTATCCGACTGTGATCGAGCTTATGCTCTCCAATGGTAGTTGTAATAAATGCAAAGTTGTTTACGGGGAGGTAGCATAATGAACATTCAAGAGGAGTTAAGAATTTCCAATTATCAACCAATATCGTTTTTAAAAGATACAGAAATGGGTGACTTATATGAAGCAATGGTAGAAAAATGGCGATTATATGGAAATGATAGGGGCGGAGCGTTCACAGCGTCATTATTTTATAATTTAGGTCGTACTCATGGCATTCGTGAGGAGAGGGCAAGAAAAAGGAAAAAGAAATCCCAAATTATTATTAGCCAGTAATGGCTTGTAATTCAAGAGAAACCAGAAGAACGTGCCAGAAGACGGGGCAAAAGGAAGTAATATTTCAATTATTAAGAAGCGCTTGCCGAGCGGTAAGTGCTTCTTGCGTTGCTGGGGCGAATCTGAAAGAGTTATGCGTTGCGAAGCGGCTGCCGAACTGCCGGGCGGATCGTCTGGGAGAAGATGCAGGAGGGCAATTAAGATTCGCGTAGGAAAATAGAGGAAACGGATGCTTCCCTTTTGTCGGAATATGGGGTATGATGAAAGAAAAGGGGGAAGACCATGAAGAGTATTGCAATTTTTAATAATAAGGGTGGAGTTGGAAAAACGACGTATTTGTATCATATTGCAAATATTCTTGCAGATGCAGGAAACAATGTGTTAATGGTTGACTGTGATAGCCAATGTAATTTGACCGCATATGCATTAGAAGATACGCAAATTCGGCAGAGTTGGTCAGAACGGGGAAACAGTATATATAGAGTGATAGAGCTCATAGCAAAAGGTTTAGGAGATTATAGGAAGAGAAAACCGGTGTCATTAAGTGAGCATTTATATTTAGTACCAGGAGATATTGATCTAAGTCAATTTGAGGACAGATTAGGAGAAACTTGGTCCAGCGCATCAAATCAGGAAATATCTTTGAGAGCACAAGTTGCAATATATCGATATGTTCTTTATGCTGCAAAAGAGGTTAATGCTGATTATATTTTTTATGATTTAGGACCCAATTTAGGAGCATTAAATAGAGCTGTGTTGGGGGGCTGCAATTATTTTGTGACACCACTTTCGCCGGATTTATTTTCCATTAAGGGAACAGAAAATTTAGGAAATAAGTTCGTCACGTGGAGAGAGGAATGGGATAGAAATTTAGTAAAATGGAAAGGTAATATGGAAGAATTGCCTAATGGTTCGCCTAAATTTGTCGGATATGTTACGCAACAGCATAATTTAAGAACAAAAGATGAAGATGGAATGACGCAAGGATGGAAAATTTTTGGCGGACAAGTGGATCAAGCGGTAAAGAGGAACATCGTGGATAGGCTTGAATCATTGGGGCAGGTGGTGGCGAGAGAAAATTACAAGTTGGGCGCTATTCCTAATTTGCATAGTTTGGTTCCATATTCGCAAAATGCTAAAAAGCCAGTATATAAATGTACAGGGCGAGATGGTTTGAAAGGGGAGCATATAAGTAAAGCTAGGGAAAGTGTAGAATACTATAGCGGAGTAATTAATATTTTGACTGAGCTGGAGTAAATTAAAATATTGACAACAGGATTAACGGAGATAGATTGGAACAAGGATGATTTTGACAACATGGAATTAAATATGTGTTCTTAAAATCAAGGCTGTCGTATGAATGTGCGGCAGCCTTTTTTGCACCAAAAAATCTAAACGTGCAGAGAACCCCTCTCACCCCACCATGATAAAATAATGGCAGAATGCCAGAAATAAGGGAAGTGATAGACATGAATCTGAATGCAGCGATGCGGAAGCTCCAGAGGACTATTCTCGTTCGAACCGGTTTAGTAGTGAAAATTGGGACGAGCCAGTTTCACAGCAAGGACCAGAACCGTATGATTACGATGTATTCACTGACAACGCCAGTGCTGCAGGAGAACCGGAGGGGAGAATGGAGGATGAAGGATTATGAGATTATTCGGACGGCATCGCAGATTGATATTGTCATGACGCTTCGGGAAATATGGACACAGTTAGAGGGCTGGGCTTGAGCTGGAGAAGGGAATGTACGATGGAAGAGGGTGGATAGATGAAGCTGACGCCGAAGCAGAAAGCTTTTGCGGATAATTACATAGAGAATGGAGGGAATGCTTCTGCAGCGGCGCGGGACGCAGGATACAGGGAACGGGCGGCAGGGTCGATGGGAGCGGAGAACCTGAAAAAGCCGCAGATAGCCGCCTATATAGCCGAGCGGCAGGAGAAAATAGATTCCGATCGCATCTGTACGCTGAAGGAGATCCAGGAGCTTCGGAGCAGAGTGGTGCGTGGGGAGGAGAAGGATCAGTTCGGTCTGGATCTCTCCGTGGCGGATCGGTTAAAGGCTGCGAATGATTTGGAAAAGGCGTTATCCATTAAGGAGCAGCAGGAAGCGCTTCGCAAGGCAAAAGAGGAAGCTAGGGCAGCGGGGGAGTACCACATTGATTTGGATGTGATTGCAGATGTATTCCATCCGTTGATTCGCGATGTGAGGCGGGGAAAGCATACAGAATACATTCTTCCCGGTGGGCGTGGTTCGACCAAGTCCTCGGGAATTTCGTGTATAATTCCAGAGCTGATAAAGAATCATCCAAGTATGCACGCGTTGATTCTCCGTAAGGTGGGAAATACGATAAAAGATTCTGTGTTCGCTCAGATGAAATGGGCGATCGCGAAGCTGGGATTGGAAGAGGAGTTTCGGTTTAAGACATCCCCGTTTGAAATCACGTATATGCCAACCGGCCAGAAGATATATTTCCGCGGGGCGGATGATCCGCTGAAAATTAAATCGATTAAGCCAGAGTTTGGATATATCGGTATTCTCTGGCTGGAGGAGCTAGATCAGTTTGCGGGACCGGAAGAGGTCAGAAGTATCCAGCAGTCTGCCATCCGAGGCGGTGATGAGGCATACCGCTTTAAATCCTTTAACCCGCCGCGCAGTAAAATAAACTGGGCGAATCAGTATGTGGAGGAGGCGGAGTTTAAGGATCCGGAGGCGTTGGTCTGCCGGAGCACTTACAAAGATGTCCCGGCGGAATGGCTGGGCGAACAGTTTGTGAACGACGCCGAGCATCTGAAAGAAGTAAATCCGGATGCATATGAGAATGAGTATATGGGTCATGCGAACGGAAATGGAGGCAACGTGTTCGAATTTGTAGAGGTGCGGGCAATCACAGATGAAGAAATCAGTCATATGGATCGACTCTACTGCGGTGTAGACTTCGGATGGTACCCGGATTCGTTTTGCTATCTGCGGACGTACTACGATGCCGCCAGGGAAACAATCTACCTTTTGGACGAACTCTATGTGACGAAGTGGAGCAATGCCAAAACAGCGGGATGGATCAAGAAAAAAGGGTACGATGACTACGTTATGATATGTGATTCTGCCGAGCCGAAGTCAATCAATGATTTCCGGGACGCGGGTCTTCCTGCCCGCGGGGCGGAGAAGGGGCCTGGCAGTGTTGAATACGGATTTAAGTTTTTACAGACAAAGAAAATTGTCATTGACCCGAATCGGACACCGAACGCACATAGAGAGATTACCCGCTATGAGTATGACCGGGATAAAGAAGGAAATATAATAAGCGGCTATCCGGACAGGGACGATCATGCGATTTCAGCGCTGCGTTACGCATATGAACCTCTGTTCAACCGGAGAGGAAACAGTGCATAGTTGTATGGGTGAAAATAGATGGGATTAATAGAGACAATAAAAAGGTGGATAGGGATGATTTTTAAGAAACAGGCAGAGGATGAGTTTAAGATTAAGTCCGTAGTATCTCCGGAGATGGATCGAGAGCTGAAATGCTGCGCGGGTATTTATGCTGGAAAACCTCCGTGGCTTAGTAAAAATAACAGAATCCGGACTGTGAACTTTGCTAAGTCAATTTGTTCAGAGACTGCCAGACTGACAACCTTGGCAATCGGGATCCAGATTGAGGGTAGCGCGCGGGCGAATTGGCTGCAAGAGCAGATTGATAAGGTGTATTTCCAGATTCGTCACTGGGTTGAATTTGGCTGTGCCTACGGAACCTTGTTTGTAAAGCCGAACGGGGAAGGGCTGGACATATTTACGCCGGAAGATGTTATTCTGGTAGATTATGATAACCAGAGCATTAAAGGACTGGTTTTCCGTGATACATACACGGAAGGGGATAAATTTTATACAAGGCTTGAGTATCATCGCTTTGTAGAGGTATGGCAGGACGGAAAACGTGTGTGTCCGTATTATATCAGCAATCGAGCATACGTTTCCAAATCGGCAGATGACATTGGGAAAAAGATTGCATTGGAAAAAACCAAGTGGGCGGATATGATGGAGGATACACCACCAATATTGAAAGCAAACGGGGAGCGGCTGGATGGCCCGATGTTTGGCGTGTTCCGTACACCGCAGGCAAACAACATCGATTTATCTTCTCCAATGGGACTGCCAATGTATGTGGAAGCAATCGAGGAGTTGCGCGATCTGGATGTAGCGTACAGCCGGAATGCCGGGGAGATATTTGACAGTGAAAAAATTGTGCTGGCAGACGATCGCCTGATGATGCCGGATGGAATGAATATCAAGGACAGAACGGCGCTTAAATTGGAAAAGCAGCGGGAGGAAATGAAGCTGCCGCACTATGTGAAAAACGTGTTCGGTTCAGATTCTAAGGATTTCTACCAGGAAATCAATCCGCAGCTTAACACAGAAGAACGTCTTTCTGGTATTAATGCCCTGCTGTCTCAGATAGGTTATAAAGTCGGGTACAGCAACGGATATTTCGTATTCAACGAGAAAACAGGAATGGTAACGGCAACGCAGGTGGAGGCGGATGACCGGCGGACGATCCAGCTGATAAAAGATATGCGGGACAAGCTCCAGGACTGCTTGAATGGTGCGATTTATGCATTGAGTGTGTATGCGGACCTGAACGGCTTGGCACCGGCTGGGCTGTATGAAGTGACGTATGACTTCGGAGACATAACCTACAATCGTGAAGAGGACCGGGCGCGCTGGTGGCAGTATGTTATGCAAGGAAAAGTGCCGGCATGGGTCTACTTCCAGAAATTTGAAGGAATGTCCGAAGAGGATGCGAAAGCAATGGTAGAGGAAGCACAGCCAAAAGAACCAACGCTGTTTGGGGAAGAGTAAAAGGATGCAATAGAGGAAGTGAGGGCGGCAATGCTTAGACCGGCATATTTGGCGGCGATTGCGGAAGGAAGCGAACAGATCGCTTCGGAGCTGCATGATTATATTGTACAAGCCATTGTGGGGCGGATGATGGAGCGCATCGGCAGAGGAGAAAAATATCTGCTGACTTCGGCGGACCGCTGGCGGATCCAGATCTTGCAGGATGCTGGGGAGTTGCTGGAGAATATAACGGCGGAGCTTTCTCTGTACACAGGGAAGCAAATACAAGAGATTCGTTCGGCAATGGAAGAGGCGGGAGTGAAAGCGCTGGAAGCGGATGATTTGATATACAGTGCTGCCGGTCTGTCTACGGTACCACTGTGGGAGTCTCCAGCGTTGGTTCGGCTGATGGAGCGGAATATGAACGCATCGTTGGGTGAATGGAGAAACTACACCCGCACGACGGCAGAAGAAGCACAACGGCTCTATATCACGGAATGTGATAAGGCGTACAACCGCGTTATGTCTGGAGCAGTGGCGTATACGCAGGCAGTCAAAGAAGCGGTTGAAGAGGTTGCTTCGGCAGGCGTGGCAGTAAAATACCCAACCGGACATACAGATACACTGGAAACAGCGACAGCACGGGCGGTTCGTACCGGGATCGCCCAGGCAACCGGGGACATATCCTTGAAGCGCATGGAAGAAATGGACTGGGATATTATTCTAGTATCTGCACATATTGGAGCCAGAACCGGAGACGGCGGGCAGAATCCTGGTAATCATTTGTGGTGGCAGGGGCAGTTTTATAGCAGGAGTGGAACAGACAAACGCTTTCCTCCGTTTTCGCAAACGGGGTACGGAACAGGAGAAGGGCTGTGCGGTTGGAACTGCCGTCATAGTTTTGGCTGCGGCGACGGTGTCCATAATCCATATAAAGACATTCAAACTGAAGATAATGTCCGGATGGAGAAGCTGGAGAAGCGCCAGAGGGAGCTGGAACGCCGTGTTCGGAAGACCAAACGTGCGGTGATGGGGATGCAAGTGGCAGTTGAAAAATGCCAAGATGAAGCTGCAAGGGCTGTTCTGCAACAGGAGCTGGATCGAAAGTCGTTTCTCTTGCAAAGGCAAAACCGAGTCTATCAAGACTTTTGCAAATACAATAATCTGCGCCCCCTTTCGGAGCGTTTAAAAATAGCCAGATGGAGTAGGGAACAGGCGGCTAAAGCCAGAGGAGCAGCGCGGCGATATCAGAATGCGAAAAGAATATGATGACAGAAATCAATAAAAAGTAATTGTAGAGATGTGAAACGTGGGGGGAATGGATTGGGGAAAAACATGATAAAATGGCAGTATGTTGGAGGGGAGAAGAATGATAAAGAATGGATGGGTATGCTGCAGAATATGCGGCAACAAGACTCGGACAAAAATTCGGTCAGATACGGAAGCGGTAAATCTTCCAGTATTTTGCCCGGTATGTAAAAACCAGAGCATTGTAGATATTGTAAAAGGGAATGTTTTTTATATTCAGAGCCAGACGCATGACGCAGAGCCGAACGAGTAAGAAATTCTTACAAGTTTAGACTCTGCGTTTTCTATATGTTGGGTAGACTCCTTTCATGTTTGTGTGCGCCCTTAAAAGAAATCCCCAGCTAGGGGAGAGGTTGAAAAGCGGACGCAATTTCCGGCGCACACTTGCAACGCAAGTTGCACATACGTTATCATTTGTACCCCCTGTTGTGCCAAGCATAGCACATGAAAGAAAATGCTAACCGGCCTGTGCCGGTTTAGGACCGTTAGCTCAGTGGGTTAGAGCACCCGGCTCATAACCGGATGGCCCGGGGTTCAAGTCCCTGACGGCCCAGTACCATATGTTTAAATGTTAAGGAGGATGAGAATGGAGAACTATGAACAGATCCTTAAGGGAGTAGGGATTGAAATTCCCGAAGACAAAAAGGCAGATCTGAAAAAGAAGATGGAAGAAAACTACAGCACAAAAGAAGATTATGACCAGGCGGTAAAAAAGAGAGATGAGTATAAGACATCGCTGGAACAGGTACAGGGAAAATTAGACGGCTTTAAAGATGTGGATGTAGATGATTTGAAAGGGCAGATTCAGAAGCTTACCACAGACTTGGCAGAAGAGAAGAAAGCCAGAGCAGAAGATGCCCGTAAGGTAGAGGTAGAAAAGACAGTCAATTCGTTTCTTTCCTCAAAGGATGAAAAGGGGGAAAAGCGGTATCGTTTTCTCAATGACATTACTGAAAATCATTTTCGGGATGCTCTTGTAGCGGAACTGGACAAGGATTCGGCAAAAGGAAGATCTATTGCTGATATTTTCAAAGGAATGGTAACGGATGATGAGGGAAAGCAGAAGCCAGGAATCTTTGTAGATAAGGCGCAGGCAAACAGCGCCAGATTTACGGCTCCGGCCGGCAAAAGCAAACCGGAGGGCGGACATAAATACACGATGGCAGAGGTCATGCGGATGAAAAATGAGAATCCAGACCTTGATATCGATTCTTTTATGAACGCCTGATAGTACGTAAACCAAACAAAACCAAGATGAAGGTAGAAAGGACAAGCAATGGCATTATTTGATTTAAAGAATTTCAACGGCGAAGTGTTTGGGCGGTATGTAGATACTGTTCCGAATCTGAACAGAAACCAGCTTTTAAAATCTGGAGCAATTATTGAGAAAAGCCAGTATGCAGCGATGCTCCCGGATCAGACAGGAGGAAACTATATTACTGTACCGATTAAAGCACGTATCGGCGGTACACCGGATAACTACGATGGTTCGACGGATATCAAGTCGGATTCCCGTGATACGTACACGCAGGGGCGTATCGTAGTGGGTCGTGCTCACGGATGGACCGAGAAAGATTTTTCATCGGATATTACCGGAGAAGATTTCCTTCCAGCAGCGGGAGAGGTTGCGGAATACTGGGATGACGTGGATCAGGCTACACTGTTAGCAACGCTGAAAGGTGTGTTTGGTATGACTGGAACCGAGAATGTGAAGTTTGTTACCGCTCATACCTATGACGTATCGGAGAATGCAACGGAGTGCGGATTTAAGGAGATCACTCTGAATAATGCAATTCAGAAGGCACTGGGAGACAATAAAGCGAAATTCAGTTTGGCAAGTATGCATTCCAAAATCGCGACGGATCTGGAGAACTTAAAGCTTCTGGCGTATATGAAGTATACCGACAAAGATGGCGTTGAAAGAGATCTTACGATAGCTACACTGAACGGAAGAACCGTACTGGTTGATGATAATATGCCGACAGAGGCAGTCGAAGCGAAGTATGTTAAGGCAGTACAGACGGATCCAGGCGCACTGAAAGTAACCACAGACGGAACAGGAACGGGTGAAATCAAGAAGGCAACGGTTTCGACTGATATTCCGGATGCGGCAGAGGGAGATTATGTAAAACTCCTTCCGGCAGGAACGGTATATACAACGTATGTTCTGGGAGCGGGTGCAATTGAATATACAAACTGTGGCGTAAAATATCCGTATGAGATGGATCGTAATCCGAAAACCAACGGTGGCGAAGATACCCTGTATTCCCGCCAGAGAAAGATTTTTTCTCCGTATGGAATCAGCTTCAAACGCCCGTCGTTTGTCTCCCCGACGGATGCTCAGTTATCAACTGGTTCAAACTGGGAGCTTGCAAATAATAATGCAAGTTCCGGAACAAAGTATTTCCCGTCGAAAGCGATCCCGATCGCACAGATTAAAACCAGAGGTTAAGGAGGTTCCGGCATGGCATATGCAGATTATGAGTTTTATAGAAAAAATTATTTCGGCAATGTCGTGCCGGAAGCAGATTTTCCCAGACTTTCGGAGCGGGCATCGGATTGGCTGGATACAGTAACTTTCGATCGTTTGGTTGACGGTCTGCCGAGTGATGAGAGAACCCAGAAACGTATTCAGAAGGCAGTCTGCGCTCTTTCAGAAACATTGTATCAGATAGAGCAGGCAGAGAAACAGGCTATGCAGATAGTCGCTTCGGGAGTTTCGACGGGCGAGAGTGGTGCTGATAACAGAACGGGTGTGATAACATCCCGATCCGCTGGAACGGAATCAATTTCTTATGCGACCCCTCAGCAGCTCGGAAGCGCCGCGAAAGAGTGGAGCGCTCTCTATGCCGCTGCGGGGGATGTGAGCAAAACGAATGATCTGCTCCTCAAAACAGCGCTTCCGCTGCTGATGGGAGTAAGAACAGACGATGGAATACCAATTTTATATGCGGGGGTGTGAGTATGAAATGCAGACAGTGCGGAAAAGAACTCAAGCCACATTGGAGTACTGATATTTGTCTTGAATGTTCAAGAAAAAATGTGAAAAAGATATTCAGAGAAAATCCCGAAATAAAGCAAGCATTCCGTGAAACTATTGAAGAACTTAAAAAGCCTGAAAATGTTGAGAAAATGGCTAAAAATACAGCCAATTTTATGAATGCTATTCAAAAGTTAAGGAGTGAAAGACAATGAAAAAGTTATTTATTTCTCAGCCCATGAGGGGCAAAACAGATGAAGAAATCCTTTCAGTAAGAGAAAAGGCAATTAGAAGCGCAGAGAAGCAGATTGGTGAACCTGTAGAAGTAATTGATTCTTTCTTCCAGTCAGCACCAGTGGACGCAAAACCGCTCTGGTATCTGGGTGAATTCCTTAAACTTCTGGCAGAAGCTGATGTGGCGTTTTTCGCTAAGGGATGGGACGAAGCCAGAGGCTGCAAGATTGAAAATACTTGCGCTATCGAGTATGGCATTGAGACCATTATTGAAGATTAGCTGATCAAACAGAATATTATGAAAGAGTGAGCATATGGGCGGTCGAGGATCGTCAAGCGGTATGAGCGACAAAGATAACGCTTATGCTAGCCAATATCATACCGTTTTAAAAAGCGGAAATATGAAATTTGTAGCAGCGAATGACAGGCACTCAGAAAGCCTGTTTGAAACTCAGACAAAAGGTCGTGTATATGTAACAGTTGCTGGGAATGATCTTCTGAAAATCACATATTACGATCGTAAAAATAAGAGAACCAAACAAATTGATCTCAACCATGTGCACAAGGGCATGAAACCACATACTCATCATGGATATAATCATAATGAAAATGATAGTGCTAAAGGTGCAAGCAATCTGACCACAGAAGAGAAGAAAATGGTTGAGCGAGCAAAACAGATATGGTACAATCGAAGCAAGAGGTAAGTGTCGTATACCCTGGTGATTACGCCTTGATGGAGGAGAGTTCGGTTCAACTCCGAACGCTTACCGAATGAGAGATATCATATCAGAAATGATGTGGTGTCTCTTTTTTGTTATACGAAGGTAAATATGGATGGACGTGGCGGAAGCAGCGGAATGGCTGGGAAAAGTACAGGATTTTCATATAAGCGGGGCAACAGAACTGTAACGGTGCAACGAACAGCGGCAGGAGTTACCCTTGTGGACGGAAGCCCAAGAAAGGTTGATTATGATACACTGCGCAAAAATATGAGTCAAAAAGAAGGGTTTAAAAATTTGACAGCTAAGGATTTGCAAGAAAAACGAGAAAGGCGATTCGAAGACCATAAAGGGCGCGATTATGAACTAGGCCTCGGGATTGGAAATAACCGGGAATACAGAAAGACTGCAAGAAGCAACAGGCTTATAAACAGAATTATGAGTAAGAGGTAGTATATGGCAGATAAATCAACCAGTATTGCCTACGAAAATTTGAATCGTCGCATCTTTCCTGGCATTGGAGAATACGGTATACCACAGATAGAGCCTGAGGTATTCGAGGGAAACTGTGAATTTATCGGTTTCAATTACGCTAGGGGCAAATGTAACAATCCAGAAGAGAAAGCTGTTCATTTCTTCTTAGATGATTATCAGTTTGACGCACTATGGAGAAATCCAGACAGGTATGTGGACAAGCTGAGTAGATTCCAGTATATCTTGACACCAGATTTTAGCACCTACACCGATTTCCCTAAAGCTATCCAGATATACAATCATTACCGAAAGCATTGGATTGGTGCATATCTGCAAGAATATGGTTGTCGCGTGATTCCAACAATATCGTGGAGTTCGCTGGATTCGTACGACTGGTGTTTTGATGGAGAACCAGAGGGCGGAACGGTGGCGGTTTCTTCGGTCGGATGTATGAACAGTGCTGAAAAAAGAAGTCTGTTTTTATCTGGGTATGCGGCGATGGTTGAGCGGTTACATCCGGAGACAATCATCTTTTACGGCAGTGTACCGGAGGAGTGCAAAGGAAATATTGTCCGGGTGCTGGCATTTAGCGATAAATTCAAGGAGGCGGTATGTGATGGGTGGTAATTATGTATAGTGATACGGTTACAGTATTTTGTTGTTACGAGTCATCAGACGAAGCCATCTGGTACCCATATGTCTTATCGGGTGTAAATTTGAATATGGATCGAGGTGCAATCTTGAAAAAATATGGTCCAGGCAGTACGGACAACGCACAGCTTCATATCGAATATCAGGAGCAGGATGGTAGCAAGCTGATCCGGACGGCAGCAGGATTCTTCCTTCCGTGGCTTCCGCCAAAGAGTTGGAAAAGGCAGGAGGCGGAAGAAAGGGCAGCTAGTATCACGTTTGGCAATGATGATTTTTTCATAGCTGGAGAATGGGAGGCAGGTGCCGTGAATGATGCTGATTACCCGGATGGTTTTTATCAGTATCTGAATGCGGAACGGGATTACTGCTTTAAGATATCCAGTGTGGGCGGACCGTACAGCCTGATCCCGCACTTTGAAATTCTAGGAAAGTAGGTGGACGACATCGCCAGAAGGAGTAAAAGAGGTGCTATGAAAAGCTTCTCTACCGTTAAGGGAAATGTTCACATAACATTGGATATGTCGCGGTTTAAGCGACAGTTTCAGAGGGCGCAATATCAGCTTGACGGGGCTGTCATGGAAAGCATGGTTCCATTTATGCCGATGATTACCGGAAGTTTTATAAATACAACCCGCGCGGCTAGTGCGGCGGTGCAAGGCAGCGGTGTTGTATATGCTGCCTATGGTCCGCAGGGGCGATTCTTGTATGAAGGAAAAGGCATGGTAGATGAGCAAACCGGCAGCCCCTGGGCGCGTAGGGGAGCGAAGAAGGTTTTGGTCAGCCAATATGGCGGAAAGACACGGGCAAAGGAACGGCTGGAATATACGAAGCAGGCGCATCCGAAAGCGCAAGCGGAGTGGTTTGAAGCAGCCAAGAAGGCAGATGAAAAGGCATGGATTCACCTGGTAAAAGAAACAGCGGGAGGTGGTAAACGTGGCTAATGTATTGCAACCGATAGGAACAGATGCGAGTGGTTATGAGGTACTGACGGCGGCGATCCGGGAGCTTTTGAATCAGTATCCGGGTCTGCCACAGGGAGAACGGATTAAGTTTGAAGAGCTGGAAAAAGACAAAGGAATTGCTTTTTCAGCGGACAGCGGTGCCTTGATTTATGAGGAGAATGAGGATGTGATAGGGAATATCTTTCAAACCTGTCAGTTTCCGTTCTATGTTGTATACCGGACGGCATCCGATCGGGAACGACGTAAACTATCGGCTCAGAGCTTTCTAGACGGGCTTGGAAAATGGCTCTGCCGGGAAAAGGTTGTGTTAAATGATAAAGAATATCGTTTGACTGAATATCCAAAGCTCTCCCAAGAGAGAAAGATAACAAGAATTGTGCGGGAAAATGCATATGGCTTGGAACCGCAGGAAAATGGTGTACAGGATTGGGTTCTTCCGGTATCTGTACGATACAGTAATGAAATATTAGAGCCAGACGCATGACGCAGAGCCAGGATCAATTTGATTTGAGGCTCTGTTTTTTTATTCAAGAAGGAGGACGTTATGAGCAAATTAACAAGAGGTGCTTACAGAACATTTCTGGATGCGGCATTTGGTGGTACTGGAACGCCTAAATGGTGGAGACTGGGAAAGTACACCGATGATTTAAGCGTTAATCTGAATCCGGATGTTTCATCCAATAAGAATGTCTGGGACGAATCGTATGTTGAGGACAACGGTTATGAACCGTCGATCGAATCGACCACCTATTATGCGGATCCGACCGATCCGATTTATCCGAAACTGCGAGATATGGCAATGAACCGGTTAAAGGGTGATGATTGCAGAACAACGATTCTGGAAGTGATTGTAGAGGATACCGCAGCGGCAAAACACAGGGCATGGAAAGAGGATGTTGTGGTGAAGCCGGAAGAGTACGGCGGCAATACATCGGGCTTTCAGATCCCGTTCAGCATTCATTTTGATGGAAACCGGAAGGAAGGTTCTGTCACGATCGCGGATGGCGCTCTCACGTGGGATGATGCCAAGGTAGGAGAATAAGGGAAGGTGTAACAGATGGGAAATGTAATTCAGATTGATGATGGCAGTAAGGTATACGATATTACGAATATGCGTGGGGAACTTTTGGGACAGTTCAAATTTATTCCATCTGATTTCGATCTTATCCGGCGTTATGATGAGACGGTTTCTGCTTTTGAGCAGATGTCCGAGGAGATCAAGGGAAAAAAAGATGCACCGATTTCCTATGTAATGGAACTGGATAAGCGTATCGGAGAACAGGTGGATTATCTGTTTAATGCGCCGGTGGCGAAAAGCTTCTTTTCGATTACCTCCCCGTTCACGATGCTGGACAGCGGGCAGTTCTTTGTTGAAAATGTGCTGAATGCTGTAAAAGGGATCATTGAGCAGGAGCGGAATGTAAAGCTTGAAGCGGTGCAGGCTCATGTTCAGAAATATACGCAGAAATACAAAACGGGTCCGGGCGGCTATATTGCCCCGGTAAAATAGTGTTTACCTGGGATCTTCCGCAGACGCTGGAAGTTGGCGGGAGAATGTATGAAATTCGGACAGATTTCCGCCCGGCTCTGGATATCTTGGTGGCATTCAATGATCCAGAGCTGCCGGAGGAAAACAAAATCCAGGTAATGATGGAGATTCTGTTTGTAGAGCTTCCACCGGAGGAGTACCTGAATGAAGCCGTAGAACGGGCGTACTGGTATCTGGATTGCGGGAAACGAAGTGATGGAAAGGCTGGTCCCAGAGTCATGGATTGGGAGCAAGATGCGTCCATGATTTTTTCGGCGATCAACAAAGTGGCAGGATATGAGGTTAGAAATCCACAGCGTTATACGCATTGGTGGACGTTCGCAGGTTATTTTGACGAAATAGATGAGGGAATCTTTTCGCAGGTCCTTGCGATACGTCAGAAACGTGCAAAAGGGAAGAAATTGGAAAAATGGGAAGAAGAATTTCTCCATGAACATCGATCGCTTGTAATTTTGGAAAATAAGACATCGGAGGAAGAGCAGAAACAGATTGCGGCAGAAGAAGCGGCAGTTGATGCGTTGTTTAAGGGGGTGTACTGATAGATGGCGGACGGAACCATAGTAATTGATACGGCGATCCGGAAAGACGGGCTTGATGCCGGAATTAATGAGATAGAACAGGCACTGGACGGCGCATCGGCGCAGCTTCATGATTATGGGGATTCTGTTCAGAAGTTCATCGATGACTATATGAACGGAGCCGGACAGGCATCTCGGTACACGAACGAATTAAAGCAGCAGGTTGAAACGCTGAAAGAGCAGTTGAAAGAGCTTGAAGGGAAAGGACAGTGGTTTGGAGACAGCGAATACGATGAGAAGTATTTGCAATATCAGAAACTTCTGCAGGCGGTAAAGGATTATAAAAGAGAAATTGTAAGCCCGACACCGGATGCGAAACTGTTTGATTCGAGCACCCTGGAAGGCCAGATCGAGAAGCTGACCGGAGACCTGATGAAATTACGCAACAGCGGAAAGGGCTTCGGGGATGAGACGTTTGATGCGACGGCGACCGCGCTGAAACGAGCCCAGCAGTCACTTGCAGACTATCAAAAAGAACTGTTTAAGACAGATGAGCAGCGGCAGAAAGAGGCAGAAACAGCCAGGAAGCAGGAAGAAGCGCAGCGGCGCGTGAATGAGAGGCTGGAGGAAGCGCGGCAAAAGGAAGCCGCCGCCGCTCAGGAAGCTGCCCGGCTTTCGGCGATCGGTGAGAATGCTAAAATTTCGAATCGACGCATCGTGTCCCTCAATAAGGAACTGGCTGCCCTGGAGGCACGACAAAAGGAACTGTCAAAAGCGGGCGTAGGGCCGGGATACAAAGAATATGACAGCAACGCCCGGAAAATAAGGAAGCTTAGGGAAGAACTGAGCCGTTACCAGAGCGGGGCAAAGGCATCTGAAAAGCAGACTAAGAAACTGAATAAATCCTTGGATAATACCAAGAAATCGGCGGGTGGCGCCCGGATGAGCATGAAACGGATGTTGATGATGTCTCTGATGTTTTCAACGGTGTTCCGTGCACTATCTGCAGTTGCTTCGGGGTTAAAGTCTGGTACGGATAACCTGGCGCAGTATTCGGATGATACAAATCGGGCGCTCTCTATGCTGGTGTCTGCCCTGACCCAGTTGAAAAACAGTTTTGCAACTGCATTTTCTCCGGCGATCGAGTATGCGGCACCGGCACTGACAAAAATGATTTCACTTTTGTCGGAAGCAGTTACGTGGGCGGCACAGCTGACGGCTGCTTTGACTGGCAAGGACACGTATACACGGGCAGTTAAGGTAGAAGAAGATTACGGCGCTGCCCTGAAGGAGAGCAACCAGCAGTTAAAGGATAAAGAGAAACTGAATAAAAAACTGCTGTTTAGCTTTGATGAGCTGATACAGGCACAGAAGAACAGCGGTGATACAAAAGATTATGTCGGACCAACACCGGATCAGATGTTCAAAACGGAGGAAGTTCCGAATGAAATGAAGGATCTGGCTGCGGATATAAAAAAGACATTCTCTGATTTGTTTGACCCGCTGAAAGAGTCGTGGAAAGAAAATGGTCCGGAAGTGACGGAGGCTGTTAAAGCGGCTTTTACGGCGATAAAGCAGCTGGCGGGGGATGTCGGGGCTTCCTTTATGCAGGTCTGGAATATGGAAGGATATGGGAAACGTATCACGGACGATCTGCTGATTACGGTTGCCAACCTGGCATGGACGGTCGCTAATCTGGCTACACAGTTGGATGCAGCATGGGTGGCAGGCGATACCGGCACAAACATCATGCGGCATCTGGGAGATATCATTTTAGAAATCACAGGCTTTTTCCGTGATGCATCGCAGAGTATGAAAGACTGGTCGGCAGATTTGGACTTTTCCCCGTTACTTACCAGTTTTGATGCAGTTTTGGCGGCACTGGGACCGGTGGTAGGAGACATTGGCGACGCGTTGCTGTGGTTATTGAATAAATGCCTTCTCCCGTTGGCAAAATGGGGGCTTGAATCAGGGCTTCCGGCGGTATTTGACCTGATAGCGGCGGCGCTGACGGCATTACATAGTGTGCTCATGGCAGCAGAACCGACATTCGACTGGATGTGGAATGATTTCTTCCAGCCGATTGGGCAATGGACAGGTGAGTTAATCATCGGAGCACTCCAGAAGCTTACGCAGGTGCTTTTGAGGTTTTCAGACTGGGCATCTCAGCATAAGAGTACGATTCAAGCGCTTACGGAGGTTGTAATCATGTTCTTTGCGGCATGGGCGGTCACAACGCTGGTTTCTCATGTTGGATTGATGATCGCGAATCTTGGGAAGCTGATTGGCGTTCTGGCAACGACCAATATCAAATTCTTGGCGATTGTGACGGTTCTGACAGCAGTTGCAGGGCTGGCAATGAAAGTGGCTCAGGCGTGGACAAAAATGACACCAGGAGAGCGGCTGGCGACGAAGATCATCGCGGTAGCTGGTGCGATTGCATTGGTGGTAGCGGCGATCGGAGCGTTGACTTCCAATTACGTGATGCTTGGCGTAGCGATGGCGGTTGCGTCAATTGCTGGATTGGGAATTTCTAGCATTGTGAGCAGTGCAAATTCCAGAAGCGGAAGCAGCAGACCCAATACAGCATCTGCATATCAGAATGCAAATCGGGCGGTTTCTTACGCGAGTGCACCGTTCAGGATGCCTCGTCTGGCAACTGGTACGGTGGTACCGCCGAGAGCGGGTGAGTTTGCTGCTATTCTGGGAGACAACAAACGGGAAACCGAGGTAGTATCGCCGCTTAGCACGATGAAGCAGGCTTTGAAAGAAGCGTTGGAGGAATCCGGGGCAATCGGAGGCGGAAGAGATATTCACATAGATTTGGTGCTGAACGGGCAGAGGTTTGCCAGTGCAGTATATAAGGCGAACAATCAGGAAAGACAGCGTGTAGGAGTAAGGATGGTGCAACAGAATGCCTAAGAATGGAAATGGAGTATTTGAGATTGACGGAATGACGTTTCGGTTATGGGTTAAAGAGCTGAAACGCTCTTTCAAAGTAACCGATACGGATAATTCTGGGCGGTTGAAAGATTACAGTATGTATCGGGACATTGCAGGTACCTTTTACAATTACACGCTGACGCTGGATCCGGATCGGAGCAATCGGGCTGATTACGATAGTTTTTATGAGATCGTGTCAGCGCCGAAAGCCTCTCATCATATGGTGTTTCCATATGGCCAGGGGACCTTGGAGTTCGAAGCGTATGTAACCAGCGGAGATGATAGTTTGAAGATGCAGGAGACGGATAACGGACATATCAATAAATGGTCGGGTCTGTCGCTGAATTTTATAGCCATGAAACCGAAAAGGAGACCGTGATGGGAGAAGGATTGAAAATCGTATATGATGATGTGGCGCCATATGCGAAAGAAAATAGCACTCCGCAGATTGTAAAAGCAGGATTGCGCCCTCATAAAGGACTTTTCCCGCGGGCGGGGTTGGTGCCGGCAGCGACAACCGTAGAACGAGAGTTCTTGGATCTACGCCGGGATGATTTGACCTATCCCGGTTACGCGCTTTGTTATCCTGGCTTTTCGCTGCTGGATGGAAACTATATCAATATGCCAGCTCCGGCAGTTGATTACGGATATATTTCGGATGAATGGTCGGATGCGGACGGTAATTTTGGATGGAGATACAGCAGAAAAGGGCTCACACCTAAAAAAGGGTTGTACCCGCGAACATTTCTATATCCGACATCTGGCGGAAGTACCTGGATGGATATGCCAGCACTGACGATCAGTTTCAACGGGAAGTTTTCAAGTGTAGGTATTCTTCTTACGTTCAATTTGCTGTCGGGAGATTATGCGCGGAAGCTCAATATTAAATGGTATGCAGATGATACTCTGCTTTCAAATAAGGATTTTGAGCCGGACAGTGCGAGATATTTCTGTAGCAATTATGTGCTACGGTACAACAAGATTGTACTGACATTCCAAAGTACATCAAAACCATACCGCCCGGCATTCCTTACCCGCATTGATTACGGAATCTATCGTGATTTCCTTTCAGATGAGTTGCTTGAAACGGATTGCTTGCAGGAGATCAATGCGATTTCAGAGAGTATCAGCATTAATACGCTGTCATTTACTGTTCGGGCTAAGAATAATATTCCGTTCGATCTGCAGAAAAAGCAGAGATTGGGATTGTACTTCGACGGCCGCTTGTTGGGAAATTTTTATTTGAAGAGCGGCGCCAGAAAGAACCGGGTCGATTATTATATGGACACACACGATGCACTGGGGATTCTGGATGGTAATGAATATCATGGAGGGATCTGCTCGGCTGTGAAAGTAGATACGGTACTGCAAGAAATATTTGCCGGGGAAGATTTTGGATATACATTGGATGAGTCCTATAAGGATGTTACGCTGACAGGGTATATCCCGTATACGAGCAAGCGAAATGCGCTGGTGCAGGTGGCATTTGCCATTGGTGCGATCGTAGACACGTCTTACGGAGATTGTGTGCGGATTTATCCGCAGCCACAGGAAGTAACGGGAACTTTTGATAATTCGAACACGTTTGATGGATTGACCCTAGAGCATAGCGACATAGTAACCGGAATCCGGCTGACCGTTCACAGCTATGCGGAGACGGATGAGGAGGAAGAGCTATACAAGGAAGCACTGAATGGAACCGCGGAGATTGTATTTTCGGAACCGCATCATAGCCTCTCGATCCTCGGCGGCGCTCTGGAAGAGAGTGGAGCCAATTATGCGATCATAACAGGAACAGGAGCCGTTATTACACTGACTGGGAAAAAATACGGTCATTCGACATCCCAGTTATCGAAAGATAATCCGGATATTATTTACAACAAAAATATTAAAGAAGTAACGGATGCGACTCTCATAAATCCAGAAAATGGACCAGCGGCACTGGAACGCATTTATGAATATTACCAGCGGGCAGAGAGCGTTGTTGGCGATGTGCTTCTGGAAGAGGACAAGCAGTTGGGACAGAAAGTGCAGATTGACACCGGCTACGACGGCATCCGCACAGGAGTAATAGAAAGCATTGATCCGAGTTTTGCAACAGGAATAAGAGCGAGGATAAGCATACATGAGTGAGATTCTTGACAGTTTGATATTTGACCGGGTACAGGAAGATTTAGATAACCTGACGTGGAAAGCGTATATTGATTATTCTGATTTGAACCGTATTGAGGGGGCTATAAAATGGGTTTCTTATGTGCTGAATCGGTATGGCTATAAAAATACGACACATAATAAGCTGAATTGGAAAATGAATGACTTTCGGACAGAGAAAGAGATGGAGCGCCTGCGGGATAATATAGCAGCTATCCGGGCGGCTTATTACACCCCAGACAGTACACCGCTTACGCCGGAAAGAATTACATACACATCCATTTATCAGGCAAACGCGATCGAGAAGATCATTTATGATATTGGCACATTGATTGAGACGTCCTCTCCAGGAATGCAGCATTTAAGTTTCAGGCTGGGAGCCGGCAGGGCGCTAGGGAACAGGAGTATAGCAATATGAGCTTAAAGACAGATTATAAAAACGATATCTTTACTGGCAAGCGGAAATATCAGATAACCAACAATACGGATGGAACAGTCTCCCTGGATGATGTAACGACCTATGTGCAGGAGGGGGATATTCTTTCGGCGGATGATGTGAATGCGATCAATAAAGCGGTAAATGAGCTGCAGACAGGAAGCGATTCGTTCCAGGAAGAAATTACAAAACGGGTCGAGGATGTATCAGGAACAGCGGAGGCCCTGACGGGGGAAGTGCTTCTGACGCTTCGAGCCTCCGGATGGAGCGATACGGCACCGTATACGCAGAAGGTTGCATTTGCTGGAATAAAGGAAACGGACATTCCTATATACGGGTTACGTTTGACGGGAACGCTGTCCAACGTGACGGTAGAAGCGCAGAAACTTGCGTGGGGCTACGTGGATCGGATCGCATCGGGTGATGGCGTTGTGACGGCATATTGTTACAGCAAAAAGCCTGTGACGGACATCGTGGTATCGGCGAAAGGGGTAAAACATGGCTGATGGAATTTTGTTAAAGCATGGTGCCGGTGTGGATAATACGGATTTGACCGCGGTATCGGGGGATGTCCTGGAAGGAGAGAAGTTCTTGGGAGCTGACAGCAAGGAAGCGCAGATGGGAGCGATGAAACGGATAACGGCGGTTGATAAGTCAATGACCGTCAATGAGACTTACAACATCCCTGCTGGATATCATGATGGTACGGATTCTTTCCATCAGTCAGGGATTCCAGTTGAGGATGGTCCGCAGATTGATCCAGGCAGCGGTGGAATTACTGTAAATGTAAAAGGAAAATACCTGCAGAGTAATGCAGTTCTTATGTCGGTGGAGAACCTACGACCAGAAGTGATAAAGTACGGGGTTCAAATCGGAGATATTACGGGAAATTATCAAGGATTTCCAGATGAGGAGGGGTAACGGTGGATGGATTGCTGGATATGGTGGTGCAGAGCGCAGATTTTGATGCGCTGACAGCGACACTGGAAATGGTATTGGAAAAGAAAAAATTCATTGGTCCAGATGGCGCCATCAGTGTAGGTACAATGCCTGATAGGGGTTCCCCTACGATTTCCCTTCCTTTGAATGGAACAGCGTCAATACCGGCAGGAAAATACAGTGGAGGAAAGGTTACGCAGAATATCCCGGCAATGGGAGATTATACAATCTATCCGACCAGTAAGGAACAGCAGATTCCAACAAAAGGGGTCTATATGGGTGGAAACATCATCGTTCCCAAGCTGAGCAATCTGGTGCCGGAGAATATCAAAGAAGGGGAATACGTCGGCGGAGTCGGACCGGGAACCTGGAAAGGGTTTGTGGTGAATGATCCGTATACGCTGTATTATCGGGGGACGTTTGGACCGGGGCAGGGTGTTACCTTGAGTAATGAAGATAAGACACCAAATTTTACATATGAAGATCGCGATCTATGGATGCAATATTCGATATTGTCGGCGGCAATTATATTTAATCTTCCAGTGAATATAACTGGAAAGAATTTGATGAAAATTGGTTATACGTGTTATGCACCATCTGCTAATGCTGCGGCATATAAGCAACCGTATGGTGCCCCTATGCTGACCACATATGATCCTAGAGAGAAAAGTGCAAGCGATATTACGCATGATAATTTACTGTTTCAAGTGGATGACTATGGTGAGCCACCAGTAAAGATGCGATTTAGAGCTAGAGAGGCTGGAGAAAATCAAGGAGAGTTTTCTGTTGATGTTAGTGCTATTTCGAGAGATGTATATGTTTCATTGTATACATACATGGGCATTAAAAATACATGGATAAAAATACGATGGGTTAAATTCGAGTAAAGGAGAAAGCAGTATGGGAATGAATGATAAACATGATTACGAGCCAACGAAATGGGTAGACAACAGCGAACCGGATATTGATGCAGAACATTTGAATAAAATTGAATCAGCGCTGCAAGAATACGGTGCCAGCATTGATGAGCTGGCGGCGACAGGGGGCACCGCCGCGAAAGTCAAGGCTACTGATACATATGGATTGGTAGTGGATGCGCTGGGAGAGAGCACAGCGCAGGCACTGATTGACGCGATCGCCAATAAGGTTGTGAATGAGCTTATCAACAAAAATAAGATCGTAAATAATCTTCTGGCTACGGATGCCTCCACCGTTCTGGCGGGAACGCAGGGCGCGGCGCTGGATAAAAGGCTGGTGGCGGCGGAGAATGCGGTTACTCAGTTAAATAGCGAGGCGGCTAAAAAAACTACTTTTACGTTGCCGCCAGGGCCAAAAACTCTCCAATTCAAGAACAGCTATTTTTGCTTTTTGCTGAGCATACAGGGCGGGGTTGGTCAGCTATTCGGTGACTTTGTAGTGACTGGATACGGTGACGGCGGTTCAAATAGATATCACGTTGCAAAGTTGCAGTATGGCAGCAATGTTAATATAGCCATCGGAGATGAGGGAACACGATCAATCACATTAACCAATACAAGCACAAATGCTGCTCAGTGTGTAATGCTTGATCTGATTTGATTAAATAGCGACTTGCCCGGAAGAGCAAAAATAGCAAACATTTCTTCGCTTGCCAGCATCGGCGATATATTTAAAACATATAGCAAAAATGGCAGTATCCCTGTGATTGGAATTATAAACTGGGATGTAACTCTAGCTCCGGATCGAAATGTTACTATTGCCTTTGTTTGGAATTATCTGATAGTGGCAATCAGTTCTAGTGGATGTATTTATACCGCTAGTCCAAATGCAGCCACGTGGCAAAAGAGAAACTAAAAACCATTTTCACGGGGCGCGAAAATGATGGGATATATCTAAAATCGTAATTTAACTGAGAAAATTTTACAGAATCTCTTCTTTTTGCTACTCTGAAAGCGCCAGAAAGGAGAGATTTTATGATTGAAGAATTATTGATGAATGTAGTAAATGCGATGAGCAACAGCTTGGATGAGGAGCAGTTGGACAAGTTGCAGAATGTCCTGTACATCAATTTCCACGGCGTGAGAGTAGTAGAAGAGAAGAATGAACTCCAGGCAACTGGCACAGACAGCGACACTGTAAAGATGCGGCTGTTTGTTGCCAGTAAAAAAGTTTCCGGACGACAAGATAACACACTGGCTCAGTACATCCGGGAAGTTACCAACTGCCGGAATGCACTCCAAAAGAACATTGAAGATATCACCACAATGGACCTACGGTGGTATTTTGGAATGCTCCGGGAGCGGAATAAAATCAGCATGGTCACTCTGCAGGGGCGGATGCGGTATCTAAATAGCTTCTGGACCTTCCTACAAAAAGAAAACCTTGTGAAAGATAATCCTGTGGCGCGAATTGAATCACTCCGGATCGAAAGCACAATCAAAAAAGCCTTTTCGGCACAGGAGCTGGAAGCCCTCCGGATCGCCTGTGAGCGTCCGCGGGATAGAGCACTGATAGAGTTTTTGTATGCGACGGGAGTGCGTGTGTCCGAGCTATGCAGCTTAAGTGTAGGAGATATAGATTTATACAAGCAGGAGTTCAAAGTTATGGGTAAGGGCCGAAAGGAGAGGAGATTATACGTCTCAGACGTAGCTTGCTTTCATCTCTACCGATATCTAAGGTGGAGAATGGCAAAAGAGGGGATGACAATGGAAGAACTGGCGCAGAAACCGCTTTTTGTATCTGCGAAGAAGCCGTATAGCCGCATGACAGTGGCGGGAGTACAATATCTTGTGAAATCTTTAGGGAAAAAGGCAGGGGTCGGAAATGTGCATCCGCATCGATTTCGCCGAACCTTTGCGACAGATCTCTTGAATCGAGGAATGCGGATCGAGGAGGTCATGGTGCTGATGGGACACACAAAGATAGAGACCACATTAATTTACTGCAATATCAAGCAGGATAACGTGAGAGAGTCGTATCGTAAATACGCAGCATAGAAGAGGAGAGGAGTAGTTTTTTGAGTCGGCAGAAATGGCGGCTTTTTTGTTGTACATAAAAATAGGAGAGCGGAGAGAAGAGGAGATCAGGCAGCATTTTGAGCCGGAAGATGGGTAAGATTTTCACGGTTAAATTACGATTTATTTTAGTTCCCAGGTCACAGCATTGTTCCACACCCCACTTGCATTCGTATAATCTATTCTAAAGTTGTTGTCAGCTAGTTTAATTATGGCATTTCTGTTATTTACCCCATGAGTAAGTACGATGCCAACATCTCCGTTACTGTCCGAAACAAACCTGATTTTAACATTGTTATTCTGATATTGGAACAGGTCGCTATTTCACTTAATTTTAATCGCCCATATTTCGTATTGAATCGTGATAGGCGAATCAGCCCAGCAGAAAAAATATAAAGTGGTTTCCTTGGAAAACCCCATAGCAAAGGTATTATTACATGAACGATATTCAGTCGCATTATTACGTGCTGTGGTTGCGGGAATGTTTAAGGCTTTTTCATATAAAGGTAGATCTTGTTTGAAGGTATCTATTCTCGTATCAAGATATATGCTGTTTGAGCAGTTTACATCAGAGCGCTGCCCTATGATGTATGCGCCAGCAGGAAGCGTTATTGATTTTGTTCCTCGATTCCATGAATTTATGACGGAAACATTATATGTTTCCAATAAGCTCCAATACTGTTTCCCCAGGTCGCTATTTAACTTGCTACAAGTCTATTCCAGGATTCCCAAGTGGTCGGGGTGTAGTTTATGTTTCTTCGAAAATAAATAGCTTTATCACTCAAATCAGTTGAAATGGCAAATTGCGTGATCCAAGCGGTCGAACTATTTCCAAGGTCGTTGGATGTGTTAAAGGTTATTATGATCCAATAGCCCTCAAACGGAAGATTTAAACCTGTTTTGCCTGTTTTGTAGATTCCACTCGCCAACATGTAATTAACATTAGTGTAATATTGATATCTCGATTGAAAAGCAGCGCAAAAGCTATTTTCGCTACCACTTGCTATAAGGTGTTTTATCCCCAATTAGGTGTAAAACTCTGCTCGATGGCGGGCGGCGGCGTACAAAAAATCTATATGGTGTTTTTAAGAGAA